CACAGTTTCCCGATACCTAGAGACTGGACTAGGTATTTTGCGCTCGACCCGCATCCGGTGGTACCGCACGCCGCTCTCTGGGTCGCGGCTGACAAGTGGGGAGACTTTTGGGCTTATCGTGAGTTGTGGCCATCGAAGATTTATGGTCAGCGTGGCAACGTGCCAGAAGACGATAACCGCTTCTCTATAAAGCAGTATGTCGAAACCGTTCAGTGGCTAGAATCCGCCGACAACCCGGAAAACGAAGTGCAAGATGAGGACATCTACACACGCGTGATTGACTACGCCGCTCGGGCGATGGGGCAGGGATTCTTCGATGAAAAGCCGGAATACAACTTCCAGAAGCGCTTCGAGGAACTCGGCGGCTGGAACTTCAAGGACTGCATCAAGGACAACCATGCAGGACACGAGAAGGTCAACGAGTGGCTTAAGCCAAGAGATGTGGAACAAGCCGATGGGACGTTCAAGCCCAAGAGCAAGCTGCATATCTTTCAGGACCGCTGTCCCGAACTGATTCACGAACTCAAGACCAACAGGTTCCAGCAGCAGACGCCCATCATGGTCGAGCGCCAAGACCCCACTGGCAAAGCGATGGCCAAGCGCAATCACCTAACGGACGACCTGAAGTATCTGGCGATGGCGGAAATTGACTACGTTAAACAGGTCAAGGCTACGAGCAACTGGAAGCCGATTCACGTAGGAGTGAACTACTGATGGGCGATAAACCTGTTGAACAAGCCTTACCAAAACTATACCTATGCAACAATCCCCAGCATATTCACGATTGGGCATCCGACACCGATTGTATGAATACCGAGTTTGATGCGTCTGGACAGATGACGTTTTCACAGGCTTTGGAAAAGATAGTCAAAGAATTTAACTTAAATGGCTGACCAAGGTATTCCAGGCACCAGCAAAGCAATGCCGGATACTGACACCACCCAAAACCAGCAGAAGCCGCAGCGCAAGAAGCGCACGCGCACGCCTGAGAACGTAGCGGATATCCTCGACCGCCGTAACGAATCCCGCCGCTACATGCAAATCAACTATTGGGACATGTGGGAAGACGTTTACCGCGCCTCGAAATGCCGCACCAAGCCCATCATGACGGTGAACAAGAAAGGCGAGCCGGTAGAGGACAACAATCGGACAAACGTAGCGATGCCGGAACTCAGTCTCATCATCCGTAGAAAGACGGCGCGGCTGACGGCTAATCCACCGCAAATCAACTACACGGTGCCTGATGGCGGGAACACTGACTTAGCCGAGCGCCTCACCGCTTGGGCTTACATGCAGTTTGACCGCTCAGGAGAAGCTATCGAGCATCGCAGGACGGTGCAAAGCTCTCAGACATTCGGCTGGGCAGTCTCGAAACTGTTCTGGGATACCGTCGAGGTGAACAAGCAGTTCTTCAGGAACACCAGCGAACTGAAGCGCTCTGACCTCGCGCAACTAAACGGACAGGGCGACCAGACGGCGGCGCAGCAACTTGGCGGAACTGAGGACGATCTAAGCGACGATGAGAAATCGCATGCCATCGCCAAGTACGGCAACACGACTCAAGTACCTAAAAAGATCAGCCAGTTTGAGGGGCCCGTCAGCAAGAACGTGTTCATCGGCGACTTCTTCATGGAGCCTGGCGCGGCTCGTCTCAACGAATCCGGCTGGTGCGTAGAGAACTATTGGGAGTCTGATGTCTGGCTCAAGAAGATGGGAGCCAAGACGTATCTGGACCCGGACACACAGGAAGAGGTTCCGCTATTCGACCCCAAAGCGATTCAAGAGCTTGCGGACATGCCGACGTGGCAGCCAATCTATCAGCAACAACCGTTCGATCTCCGCTCCAGACTACGCACCAACGCGCAGGGCCAGACTCTCCCACTATTTCCAACCAAACTCATTCGCGGGAAGCGTTATGACATTCTCGAATGCCACACCAAGGACAAGGACGGAAAATTCTGGATTGAGTGGGCAGGCAACGAGAAAGTGTATCTCGGCAAGATGCCGTATCCGTGGGACTTGTATGGGAAGTACTGCTACACCGAACTCGCTCCGATGTTCGATTTGCTCTCGGCTTACGGAGACTCGACGCCGATTCTCTTCCGTCATCTCTGGCTATTGCACAACGCAATTGTGGGCAGCAGGCGCGACCTCGTAGCCAGCATTCTCAGGCCGCTGATGATGTGCAAGAACGCTTCAGACATTCCCGATGAGCAGATTGACCGGGCACTGATGCGGCTGATTGTGGTGCGCGACCCCGACAGCCTACGTCCGATGATCGAGAATCCGGCGATTGGCCCGGCCATTCAGGCGGCTTCAGAAGAAGAAGCGCAGAACATGCGAATGATGGCGCTCGGCGAGCCGAACCTAACGAACGTCGAGACAGGAACAGACTCCAATCCGCAAGCCGGCAAGACAGCGACTACAGCCGTTCTCGCTGCTAAATCCGCCGATGCTCTCACTCAATTCGAGATCGATTCCCTCAACTGGTATCTCAAGGAGCACGGCGAAAAGAAACTAGCGATGCTCCAGCAGACTGAACCGGAGCAGGACGAAACCGGCCAGTACAAACCCTATTCAATAGCAGGGAAGTACGTCAGCCAGGTTGAGGGCATGAGCCAGAGATACGGAAAAGCCTCACTAGTGGATATTCACTTCATGGAACTTCAGCAGGAGATCCAAGTCGAGCCAGCGGCGATGTCGATGCTCTCGGTAGACGATGACATTCGCAGGAATGCCGCTCTCCAGCTTTTGACCGCAGCAGGACAGATGCCGCATGTGGTGGACCCGTACTACGCGGCTCACTTCTACGCCTCGACGATTCGGGGAATCGATGCGGATAAGGCTGTTCCTCCTCCCAAGCAACCGCCGCCGCCAATGCCAAAAATCAATATCAACCTTACAGGGAAGATTGACCCGCCAGCCGGGGTGCAGGCGGCATTATTCCAACAGGCCACCGGCCAGCCACTCGACCCGGCATCTATGCAAGATTTGCAGGTTACCGACACCCTCAAGGGCATTGCCAAGGCGTCTGTGGCCGCCGACCACGCCGACAACTTGATGAGTAGCAAGAGCGTGGACGACGAGCCAGAAACGCCGATGTCGAAGGGAGTAGGCAATCCAAGTCCTGCGTCTCGCTGAAGCTCAGACTTTGCACGATGCGGTGAACGATGCTCTGTTCCAGCCAGCGCTTCAGGCGTTCTTTGACGAGCAGCGCCAAGTGCATGTCGAGCAATTGTTGAGCGCGGTGCGCCAGCATGTTCGTGACAACCAAAAAGAATCACGCCTAGCAGGAAAAGTCGAAGCCTATGAGGAAGCTACCAGGGATTTACAGAAGTTTGCAGAAGATCAATTAAGAGGAGCAGCACAATGACGAACATAGAAAGACGAGTAGGAGCACCCGACACCAGGCCATTGCCGCATGTGGAGAGAAGGGTGGGAGCGCCGGATACCAGAGAATCGGAAAAGCCTAAACTCGCCTGCTTCCGGGTGAACTATTTCCGAGGCGGGCAGCCAGCAACGGCGTATGTAGTTGCAGTGTCAGAAGGCCACGCAGCGGCGTTTATGGGCGTTACCGATGGCTCCGCGCAAGTCAATCGCGTGGCCTATCCGGTGGAAGTTGTGGGCCTCGACCCCGCGCACGCCCCGCTAGTTCCGATGCCTATAAACGTAGCGCCGTTCGAGTTGCCCAAGAACGTCAGCCGCGATGAATTCAACGCTTTACAGGCGCAACTCGCCGACATGCAAAAGCAATTGGCGGCAAAGAACGCTCCGGCTAAGTAAACGAGTTTCCCCGGACCAACCGGGGTGCATGAGGAACACAGCCTCAGAAGGAGCAGTAAATGTCTGATGTAACCGAAGCACCAACACAGGATGCGATTGCGGAATCGCTTCTTGGCCCTGAAGCGCAGGAACAGCAAACTGTTGAGACTCCCGAAGTCGAGCAACAGCAAGTTGAGACTGAAACTCCAGAGCAAACGCTTGAGCAAGAGCAGCAACCCGAACAGGAACTAGACGAGAACTGGCTCCCCACGGAGCAGGACAAGATATTTCCTGATGATGTGTTGCAACGCTATGCCCAGCGGTACGGCCTTGACGAAGCATGGCAAGCTAACCCACAGCTCAAGCAGCTCGTCATCGACAAAATCAATTCCGATATTTACCTTCAGCAGTTGCAGCAGCAGGAGCAATACGAGCCTGAGCCTGAAGCGCAGCCGGAACCAACCCAGCAGCCGCAGATAACTCAGGAGCAGCATTTCCAGAACCTGGCTCGCGTAGTGCAGGAGCGCACCGACCCCGCTGTGGCCAAGCAGTTCCACAACGAGTTCCTAGGCATCTGGCAGTTGCCGGAAGCTCAACAACCTCAAGCACTGGCGCAAGTCACGTCCAAGTATATGCTGAATCTTGTGAACACGTTCTTGCCGGACATGCTTCAAGCCCAACTAAGCAATCAGTTGAGCCAAGCGTTTCCGGGCTTCAGTGATATGTACGAGCGCAGTTCTCACGCGATGGCTTGGGACCGCGTTCGCAATTCGGATCAGGCGTTTGCCAACCTGCCGGCCTATGGGACCAAGGAATTTTCCCAAAAGATGCACGCGGCGGCAGACCGCATTCCCGGGTTCGATGAGATGCAGTTCACTGACCAGCAAGGCCGTCCTTTGCCTCCGCAGCAGAACGCGGAACGCAAATACGCCATGCTGGCAAAGATAGCCTCTGGCCAGAACGTAAATCCACAATTGCTCCAGCAAGCCGCCGCAGCAGGCGCAAGGAATGCACGACGCGCGGATGTCCGCAGAAGCGCGGGTAACCTCGGCTCCGGGAAATCCAATGCCGCAGCAGGCGGTGCTAAGTCCTCCCGGTTTCAGACCAACGATGATCTCTTCGATGAGGCCACGATGGATATGTACCAGCGGGAACATGGCCGCCTCTAGCAGAAGGAGCTAGTGAGTGTTACAAGTTGCACGCAGTTTTGACCAGTTCGTAACCGACACAACCAACGTCCGCGACGTGTCCGAGCAGATGGTATTGCTTGAACCCGATGCGGCTCCGCTGTTTGTGCTTACGAACGCAGCCAAGCGGAAACAGCCGACTATCGGCCCACGTTTTGAGTGGGTGGAAGACACGGAAGTTTCGCTGTGGGGCTATTCATCGAGCACTTCCGACGCAAGTTCGGTGACTACCCTTTTGGGCGTGGCGGACGGAACCATTTTCGGGGTTGGGGACATTGTTGCTGTGCCCAAGGCGCAGAGCAGTTCCGCGGCTCCTGAAATCTTCCTGGTTACCGCCATTGGCACCAACACCCTGACCATCACGCGGAACATCGGAGGATCTGGCGCTGACACCATCGGCCAAACCCAGTCTTTGCGTGTTATCGCCTCGGCGTTCAAAGAAGATGACAACATCGGACAGCAACGCTACACGTCGAAAACCGTGCAGATCAGTTATGCCCAAATCTTCAAAACGCCGGTAAAAGTCACCCACACCGCAGCTTCGACCAAGCAGTACGGAGCGCCACAAGGCGAGCGGAAGTATCAGCTCGTGAAGGCGCTTATCCGGCACCGCTCGGAAATCGAAGGAGCGGGGTTGTGGTCCCGCGCTTCGGAGTCTCTGGCGTTGCCCAGTTCGCGCTGGACAACGATGGGATGGCTCTCGCGCATCGCCACCAACAAGACCGATGCTTCCACTACGGCAACCATCACCACGTGGAACACGTTCTCAGAAACCGCGTTCCGCTATGGAGAAAAGCAGAAGTTGCTGCTTTGCGCTCCCAAGGTCATTTCCGCGCTTAACTTCTACTCGCAGAATAAGTTGCTGACCCGCGTTGGCGACACTGTTTTCGGGGTGAAGATCGCGCGATTTGAAATGGCTCTTGGCGAGTTCATGCTGGCCAACGACTATCGCTTGGGCATCGGCGATGTCGGGTACGTGGCCGGCAACAACTTCGCTTCCCATGCGTACTCAATCGACTTGCCCAGCGTAGCGATTCGCTACCTACAAGGCGGCGGAGACAACCTCATCGGCGATACCAAACTGTACGAGAACATCCTGCCTGACGGCTCGACCACTCGCACGGATGAGTATCGCTCGCAACTCGGTTGGGAAATCCGGCACGAGAAAAAGCATGCGTGGCTCTTTGACCTCAGCGCCTATGCCTAGATGTTTCTAACAATCTTCCGAGGGGCGGCGGATATCCGCCCCACTTTGAAAGGAAGTCATGATTAAGAAATATAATTGCACGGAATGCGGGAAAGAGTTCGGAGTCGGCGAATGGATTTGCGCCGATGGGACAGTGAACCACAAGGTGTCGGAAAAAGTTTATCGCGCTCTAGATGTACCACTCGACCCCGGCAAACCAGCAGCAGGCACGCTTGGCCCGGTAGTCAGGGGGCGCACAGTGGTATGCAATATCCCTCCGCCCAAGAAAGTCATGGAGAATGGCGAAGTCCATTCGGTTGGCGAAGGCTCCGTGGAGTTCGTTAACGGTATTTATTCGACTACCGACCCGGAGATTCAGTACTGGCTGGACAAGAAACCAGGGTACCAAGCCAGTGAGGAGCAGTGGAAGCAGAAGTGGTATACCTCAGAGGAACTCATTGCCGAGAAGGAAATCGAACTTAACGCCAAGGCCGCACGGCTTGAGAACGAGCGCAACGAGCTCCTGACTCAGGTGCAGAAGCAGAAGAAAGAGCAAGTAGCTGCGCGTCCATGAGCATCTGTTCCAACTGTAAATCTGAGGGCACTCGGATACGCACCATCTTTGGCGAGGATGGAACGCGAGAAGAGTGCCCTCATTGCTCGCCAGGGAGTTTCGACAAGGTGACCGACCCCAGCGACAAAAAGATATGGATGGGCTATGAAGCTCACCCTAACGAATACGTTCGAGGCGCGGATGGTGGATTCGACCGAAAGCCGGAATACCGGGCCGAGCAGGAAGCCCGGCTTATGCAAGAGACGGAAGAGGAACGGACTCTCCGTGAAGCGGCAGAAGCCAAGAAGCGCAGGGAACGACGCACGGCGCCGATGGACGCGGCGGAACTGGCCGCGGCGATGCACAAGGCGGAAGAGATAGCCGGTTGGGTACAGGGCGCTGCGGCACAGGGGACGGACCTAAATTGAACCACTGGGAAAAGAAGGCTCGGCAACTTTTACTTAATCCCGAAGGGCGAGCCGTCCTAAAGCGTTATGGCATCGACGTTGAGATTGCCAAGAACGAAAAGGAACTGGCCGAGAAGCCCATTGTCGTTACTCTGGTTCCCACCTACCGAGTTCCCGAGCCGCAGATGCAGGATTCTCTCGGTGCGATGGTGCGCTACACGCGGGATAAGGACTTCGCTACGATTTACAGCGGGCCTCCGCTTGGTTCTTCAGTGGTCCACTGGACGCGCAATGGGCTGATTCAAGAGCACCTGAAATCAGGCAAGCCGTGGACTCACGTTCTGTTCATTGATGATGACATTGTGGTTGAACCCGATGCCCTTGAACGTCTTCTCTCCCACAAGAAAGACATCGTTGCTGGCCTTTGCACTCGCCGGCAAGACCCTCCCGTACCGAATATCCGGCTATACGATGAAGACAGCGGAAAGTACCAGCAGATTTGGGAGTGGCCGGAAGGAGAACTAATCGGCGACCACAAACGGCTTGCCGTGGGCACTGGGCTGATGCTGATTACCCGGCACGCTCTAGAGCAGGTAGCACAAGCATACTTTGATTGTGTTTGGGAGCAAGAGAAGTGGGGCCTCCAAGGAGAGAAACTGGAGAAGGAAAAGTCCCTACGCCTCGATGCCTTCGACAAGGACAAGACGTGTTATTGGTTCCGCTTCCTTGAGAATCCGAAAGTACCTATCGAGATGGGCGAGGACATCAGCTTTTGCTTCATGGCCACACGGTATTGCGACATTCCAGTTTACGTGGACACCAAAGTCCAGCCGGGGCATATCGGCAACTATCCATTCTCCATTCGAGACTTCTTGCCGCACCGCGATGAGTGCGTTCTGCGAGCAAAGGTGAACGGCCACTACCCAATGGAAGTTCCCAACATGAAGATTTCGATTCTATGCCCGACGCGCGGCAGGCCACAGAGCGTACTCAATCTCCTCAAGTCCCTGATGGACACTTCAAGCGTCATGCCGGAAGTGGTTTTCTATATAGATGACGACGACCCGACATTCCCATCAACGCTGCCAGTCAGTAACTCCAAGGTTATCCGTGGTCCGCGCATTCTGATGACGGAAATGTGGAATCGCTGCGCAGAACAGGCCAGCGGGGAAATCATGCTGCTTTCAGGAGACGATGTTCTATTCAAGACGAAGGGCTGGGATGACCAGGTGCGCAGAGCTTTCGCTGCGTTCCCAGACCGGCTAGTTCTGGTGCATGGCGATGACGGCATCCACGGCAACAGGTTCGCCACGCATTGCTTCCTGCACCGCGCTTGGATTGACGCGGTTGGATACTTCTCTCCGCCGTACTTCTCTTCGGACTACGGCGACACCTGGATAAACGAAGTATTCAACGCCGTCAATCGCAGAGTGTTTCTGCCCATCGAGACCGAACACTTGCACCCTATCGCCGGAAAAGGCGAGTGGGACCAGACGCACAAAGACAGGCTGGAACGCCACAAGCGTGACGATGTAACCAAAAAGTACGAAGACTTGCTGCCCGAGCGCATCAGTGACATCCGCAAAGTCAAAGAACGGCTAGGGATTCCTTGGGAGGCCCATGCGAGAGACGAAGTTTATCAATCCATCGGTGACTGAACTAGGCGAGAAGTTCACGCAACTGGAGCCGGACAGCATCACCGTGGAAGAAGGTGAACTAATTTACGCTATCGTGCGGATGCGTAAACCGGGATTGGCCATCGAGACCGGCACAGGCCACGGGCAGGCTACGCGCAAGATCGTCGAAGCGATGCAAGTAAACGGATGCGGGCGGCTGATTTCCTGCGACACGGACGAAGAGTACGTGATAGACGCCCAATTGGAACTTCCTTCTATTTTCGTAAAGGTTGTGAAATCTACTGGCCTGCATGTTCTTAGCGGGCTGAGTGAGAAGCCGGAATTTATTCTAGTGGATGCCGGTAACCTCGACAATCGGCTCGCCGAGTTAAAGCTCATCATCGAAAACGGATTGCTGGCTCCCAAGGGCACCCTTGTTATCCACGATGCTGCCAACAAGGATTACAAGCGCCTTGTACAGTACGTGCAGTCCTACAGTTGGCCGGGGATGGTATTTGATTCTCTCGCTGGAATAGCAGTTTTCCAGAGACTCTAATGGTCCGTTCTGAAA